TGGCCTTAGGGCCAGTGTCGTCTGTCGGCGGTGGAACCGACATGTCGATGGGTGGCAGAGGATCCGGCCATATTACAGAGCCGCCTACTTCTTGTAGCATCGGCGGGGCCGGTGGCGTAGGACCTACTATGGGAGGAGCGACTTGAACTGTATCTCGCACTTCAGGCGAAGCCTGCTGATTGATAGGGTCGAGTGGAGGAGTCGGTACGTCTCTCTCGACGATGGTCGCGTCTGCACCGGTTACCGCTCCCTCGACAGGAGATTCTTGCTCCTGCTCTTCTTCTTCGCCGGCGTACAGGTAGTCGACGACTTTGTCCGCCAGCTGGTCTACATTTTCACCGAAGTAGTAGTCGGCGATAGTACCACCGATCAGGCCGGCTATGGTTCCGGGTATCGCGCCGAACCCGAATCCTAGTGCGCCTCCGACGCCAGCTCCCACAATCGCGCCCACCCAGACGAGGCCAAATCTACCGATGGCTCTCGTGAGTATCTTAACGACTTCCTTTCGATACTCGTCTTTCTCCATATTGGGATCTAGGGCCGACAACTCCTGCCACATGTCATACAGACCGACGGCTAGAGCGAACGCAGTCAGTCCGCGCGGTACTGTGTACTTTCCCTTCGGCTTGGACTTCTTGTTATCTGGGTCGTCGGGGAACAGACGCGGCTCAGTCCTGCCTCCCGGAGGCGATACCTTTCCTCTGGGCGTACGCCTAGAGAATATTATGGGAAGGTCTGGTAAGAATCCCGCGATATTACTGTAAGCGTTTTCCATTCCCTGAAGACGATTGGAGAGGATCTCGTCTCCTGACTGTATCGTCATCTGCAGTCGATCTAAAGCTTCCTGCATCTCGCGCAGGTCTTGGCTCAGACCCCCAAAGGTCCTGCCGATCTTCTGTGTAACGCGACCGGTCGTCTCGGCCATCGATCTGAGACCGGCTACCTCTCTTCCGAGGAGTTCGTCGATCCTCTTGAGGACGTTCTTATTGTTGCGATAGTCGATTGGATAGAAAGCTCTCAGAAAAGAGTTTCCTATCTTGGTCTGTATGTTCAGGAGTGATGCGTCTTTTACCATTTTAGCTCAGTGGGTTCATGGCGTCTCTGAACGCCTTGTCTGCGGAAACTTCGCCGTTCAGGTGAGCCGATAGCTCCTCCGTCATAGTCCCGAATAGGTATGTCATGGCCGGCATGTAGCTCGAGATGGTGTTCCTCGTCTTCTCTTTCGGGCTTCCACCGAGGTCGTCTCTTCTCCTTGCGTCTATCGTGCTCTGAGAAGAGGTTATCTTGTCTTCGTCAATTGATTCTTCTTCGCGTGCCGGTGGTGGCCTGAGCTCCATGCTCATGTCCCTGCCGGCCTTGGGCTTATCAGAAGTAAGAGGGGTGACCTTACCACCCTCGGCCATCGGCTTCGGCGGTCCCTTGGCGCTCTCGATCACGTTCATCAGAGTTTCGACGTCGTACTTTATTCTCTGGCCGTAGTAGCTCGCGCCGGTGTACGGGTCTGGAACGGACGCCCACTCTTGAGACAGCGCCCTGCCGAAGTCTTCGTTGGACATCTTTCCGGCGCGCCACTTAGATCCCTTGCGCTTGTTTTCGATCAACCAAGTGGCAAATCTATCCTGCGTGGCGGGAGAGAACACTTCGTCTTGAGTGATCACGCCCGCGTTCAGACCGTCGATCATGGTCTGTCTCATGAACTGATAGCGCCCGATTGCGGATGAACCCTCTTGCTTTCTTTGAGCTTCCATCACTTCCGCGACCGTCATCTCAGTTAAAAGTCTGCCGTCGGTCGTGTTCTGATAACCATACTGAGTATTGTAGTCGGCGCCTTCAGAGTCTGCCAAATAGTCTAGAATCGTGCCGTATTCACCACCGCTGTACATGCTGGTCTGATCTGAACCGGTGCTTATGGACGCTATCGTGTCGCTGGGAGACGCGTTGGGTTCGCTGTCTTGATCTTCTGTGTTGGTACCGCCGCTCGCTCCAGCTCCAGCATTACCGCCTCCTCCTAGAGCGCTTGGAGCACTCGGTGTCAGCCCTCCGCTCGGAGAGGGTGCTGGCGCCTGCTGTGTCTGCTGGTCGGTGTCTGGACCGACACTCTGCATTGTGCCATCGCTGGTATCTGCCGGTGGAGGACCTCCGGCGCCGGCCGCAGTCGCAGCTGCCGCGGCACCGGCCAAGCTCGCGCCGCCAGTTCCCGTCACGGCCGCTGCGCCCGGTGCGGCACCGGAAGTTACAGTCGGAGTTATGCCGGTCACCGCGTCCGCGGTCTGCCTACCACGAGAAATTAGGTTGTTGACGTACCCTTCCACGTATACCTTGACGGCCTTCAACACCTGTATCTTTTCACTTGCTTCGAGGTCGTCGAAGTTCGGCACGATACCGTTACGGATGTCTATGGCGTTCTCTTCTTGGTATATCTCGCGTGCGATCAAGTAAGTCTGAATTGCCAGGGTAGAGATCACGCCGGCAGTCCACTCATCCGGTCCAGCGTACACGTCGATCTGTGGAGCCTTTCCAGCTACGTACTCGGCGCCCAGAGCATACCAGCTGTCGCCCGACATGAACTTGTTGAACGCAAAATAGCCACCGACCATGGTGCCGAAGACCGGGATGCTCTGTAGGCCGATGGTCTGCGTCAGGCGTCCGCCGAATTTAGAGAGCCACGACGGCACCCTCGGCGCTACTTTGGCCACCGCCTTCTGTCTCGCTGTATCAGGTACTAGCTTGAGGGACTGCGCCATTGCCGACGTCTGCTGGAGGGCGGCTCCAGTTCCAGCGCCCGCCCTGGACAGATCACTGGTGATGGGCGGGGTGCTCGTTACACTCGCGGCCGAGGCAGTGGGCACGGTCTGACTGCCCGTATCCGGTGCAGTGGACTCTCCTTGATCGAACGCTCCCATGGAATATGCTGCGGTCGCGCCGGCGATAGCCAGACCTCCGACCACAGCGGTGCCAACGGCTACCTTGGCGGCGCCCCTTAAGAAAGATCCACCCCCGGCGCCGGGGATCACAGTGGGCGCGTCATCTAATAGACCGCCGCTTTCATCACCTCGGTTCAAGTTACCGAACATGATCTCGCGCTGGATCTTCTCCATTGCCTGGGCGATCTGCCTCAGGGACGCCTCGCTCCGATCGCTGTTGAGCTTGTTTCTTCTCTCGAGCTGGTTCTCTAACTGTCTGAACGCACGTGCGTCTCTCTGTCTCGCCAGCTCTTTCTGGAAGTCGTCTAACGTCTTTTCGGTACTAGACGTGTTCCTGTTTACCTGATCGATGAGCAGATTAGACTGCTGCATCTCAGAGGTAAGACCGAACATGGCTTCCCTGAGCTCGCGAAAGTCAGAGACAATACCAAAGCCTATGATGCTGAGTATACTGTCCAGCTGATCTTTTGCTGCGTCATTAGCCATTTCTGGTTCTCAACTCTTCTTCTACTTGTTTCTTGTAGGCGATTGCCAGGTCTACGTATACGTCCCTCTCGAACGGCACCAGGGCCTCGATGTCCGAGATGGAGTACTTGTGGTGGTGTGCCAAGCCGAACACTACCTCGTAGTAGTTCTTGAGGTTGGTGTGACTCAGCCCAATATAAAAAAATCGTTCAAGTTCTTGAGCACCGCCTTTCTGTCGTGCCCGAGAGAGTTCTTGTACTCGATCTCATAGTACATCTTCGGCATCGTCTCGAAGAACTTGGTGATCTTGGTAAACGTCGAGATGTCGATGCTCTGCACGAACTCGTCGCGCTCGGCGTCGCTCGCGTCGGCGAACACCGAGATCTTGTCATCGTTCTCTACCACGAACTCAATGCAGTACTTCATCACCTCGAAGAAAGCCTTGGTCTCTACCTGCATGATGGCGATCGCGTCGATCATCTGCGTCGTGGGGTACTTCATCACGATGGAGATGTCGTCGTTGAGCTTGATCTTGGCGTTGTGATCCGGGTTCTTCTTCATCTCGACCTTTTCCAGGTCGACGTCGAAGCTGTACTCCTTGCCGTCCTCGTTGTCGGTCAGGTATACCTTGGCCATGTTGCTGACCGACCTGGACCTGAGCTTCAGGAACAGGTACTCGATGTCGAAAGTGGCTATCTTGTCGGAGTCGAACTCTGGATCTTGGCAGCAGTTACCGATGACCTGCTTCAGCGCCAAGATGATCTCTTTGAGGTCCCCGCTCTGCTGGGCCATCAGGAGGATCTTTTCCTCGGCCACGAGGAACGGTCTGAAGTTGAACTTCTTCTGAGTCGAGGGTACTTCGAGCTCGAATATCGGGTACTTTAGTTTTGGTAGTGCCATGTCATTGACTCCATTTTAACGTCTGTTCTGCGCCGCGTTGTAGTCGAACGGCGTATTGATACCACCGGCGGTAGCGCCGGCGTCTTCTTGAGTTCCGGTCTGATAGCCGCTCTGGTCTAGGTCCTCGGTGTACCAGTCAAAGTAGCTGAAGCTCACGGGTATGGACAGGTACTGGTCGTTGAAACCGTAGTTGAGCTGGACCGAACCGATCTCCATCGGGAAGGCCCTCGTTATTGTCGTCCTGCTCACGATGTCGAGGTTCAGCTCGTTGAAGTTGGAGGACTGTACTTCACCGGAAAGGACGATGAGCTCGAGATTCGTCTCGTACTCCGACTTGTAAGCCGACTCGAATGCGTACATCCCATTGACCTGCGACCTGTGAACGGCCCTTCCCTCGCTGGTGTAGTTGACGATACCCCTCATCCAGTTCCTGAAGAACGATAGAGTGTACCCCTTGGCGTCTACTATGAAGGTCGCACTGATCGGCTGGAAGAGCGGTGTATGGGCTTTCAATTCAGATGGACCGTACCCGTACGGGCGCGAGTCGACGGTGGCCAGCGATAGCCCTGGGAGGGTGACGCTGTCGCAGTATAGGGTTATGTCCTCGATGTCTTCACCACCCATCGGCATGTTGAGAGCTCTGGCCGCGTTTCTCAGACCAGGCGGCGGTGCAATGATGAACTTATAGAGGTTGTTCCTGGCGACGCCTTTCCTGGCCATCACGGACCTGAACTGGTCTATGTCAAACCCTCTACCTATTGCTGGCATTTACTTGTACTTTCTCTTGATTCCTAGGTTTTTTCTAGAGTCGGCATAGACCTTACCGGCACTCGCCTTCTGGAACTTCTGCAGCGGCAAGAATATGGCTATGGGCCACTCTTCTGGCTCGATGTACATGAACTTCGACTTCACGTGACCGTATAGGTACCTCTTCACGCACGGTCTGAAGTAGCTCAGACTAGAGTATTTAGTAAGGATCTGATAGTTGATGGCGAGGTCCTGTCCCTTTCTATTGGACTTGAACCTCGTGAGGCCGTCGAACAGGCTGGCCCTCAGCGTCGGCGGGAGGTAGTGGAGGTTGATACCGAGGAATCCCTTGGAGTCCATCTCGATCGGGAACACCAGCGGGAACATGTCCCAGTAGGGCAGGGTCTCCTTGTACTTGGCGTCGTACTGGAACAGGAACATGCTGCCGATGATCGGGGCATTGGACCGGTTGTTCTGGTACTCCGGCCCGTTCAGGACCGTGTTGGCGCTGAGCCTCCTGTTAGAGGCCTTCTCCCTGAACCACTCCAGCGAGGCCTTCGACTTCTTCTCCGCCTCGAAAGGGGAAACTTCTAGTATCCTGTCGAATACGTTTACCATCAGATCCTCTTGATCCCTAGTTCTCGTTCTGTAAATACCTCGAACTGCCAGCCCCTGTCGGCGCAGTACTCCCTGGCGGCCTTCCACTTGGCCTGGTTCTTGCCGTACTCGAAGACCTCGCTCACGTACCGGCGGGTCATCCTCTTCGGCTGCTTGGGCGGCTCGGCCTGAGAGGCCGGCTTTACCTCGATCACGACGACTGTCCCGTCGGTCTTCTTTACCCAGAAATCAGGGAAGTACCGGTGGATCCTGTTGTCCACCGGAGACCTGTACGGGATGCAGAACTCCTCCGACGCCCACTGCACCACTTCTTCGTGTACATCTAAATAGCCCATGAGCTTGAGCTCCCACCCAGATCGATAGACGATATTGGTGGGGTCTCCCTTGTACTTTTGTGGGTTCTTGGGCTTGAATCGGCCTTTAGAGCTCATGATAAATACTATTTATGCACACCCAAAGAAAGATCTAAGATGGCCTCTCTGCCCAATTCTCTAGCAACAGCGCAGCAGATAACCCAGCAGGTCGGGGCCATGATTCCCCTCGGGCAGATCAGCTCGGTCGTCCAGACGCTACAGAACATTCAGGGTTTTAACGCCGGCGCGTTCAGCCAGCTCACCGGCACTATCCAGTCAGCTCTGACCGGTATCAACGAGACGACCAGCATCGTCCAGAACTTCGCTTCCGGTTCACCAATAGACGCATTCACCAACACCCTCAGCGCCGTGGGCCTCGCCGGCTCGAGCGTCGGTCAGATAGCTCAAGCCGCCGGATCTGCATATCAGCAGGCAGACTCTTTCTTGAACTCGCAGGAGCGTAGCTGGCAGAAGCTGAACAGCGAGCGCCCGAGCGTGGAGAAGTCGAGAGAGATGAACAGAGATGTCATGGGTAACAGTAACCTTGTATTTCCGTTGGACATCGGCAAGTACTGGATAAGTCTGAGTTTTGAGCAAGTTGACTACAACAAAGTCATGGGTTCTCAGAAAGCTTACTACGTGAAAAAACCGACTGGTAGTATAATCCTCCCGGTGCCTATCAACCTCGTAGACACGAACAGACTCCTTTACAAGCCAATATCTCTAACATCGGCTGCAGCAGGAGGACTTGTTGCTGGTCTTAGTTTGATGGGTAAATTGGGTAGAGGGTTGAAAGAAGCCATTGAAGGCGGAACTGCTGCTATAGCGCCTGCAACCGATGCCGCCAGTTCTATAAGTGGGCTAACCGTTAACACTCACCAGACTCTGAAGTTCGAGCAGCCGACACTGAAAGATCACAATTTCACTTGGAAGCTAGTTCCCTCGAGTCGAGAAGAAGCTTATGAGTTGCATGTAATCATTGAAAAAATAAAAGCTAATATCTATCCTAGGAAGAACGATCTCGTCTTCAGGTACCCTAGCTTAGTGAACGTCATGCTTTTCAATCACGACAAGCTATTCAAGTTCAAGCCGGCCTATGTACAGGGATTCTCAGTAAACTACACCACGGAGGGCGGACCAGCCTTCCATAGAGATGGGTACTCAGCATCTGTGCAGATCGATATGTCCATAACTGAGAACGCCGTCTGGACCGGCTCCGACTTTGGTCTGTCTGAAGTTACAGGCGAAGAAGCGCTGAACTTAGCAGCTAATGCTGGGTTGGGTGTAATCAGCTCAGTCGGTTCCGTATTCGGAGGTCCTAGGTAACTCATGGCAGTCACACGCAACTACTTTCAGAAGTTCCCGTCCATCTCTTACAGCGACTACGTCATAAGGGATATAAGCGTACGCACGAAGCTCAGCCAGTACCTGCAGGAGACCGGCGTAGCCCTGCTGCCCTATACTGTCAAGGAGGGCGAGAGGGCCGACAGCATCGCCTCGTTCTACTACGACGACCCGTACTACGCGTGGGCAATTTACTTGGTAAACGGCATCATCGATCCGTACTCGGAATGGCCGAAGACGCAGCAGACGTTCAACCAGTACATTGATGATACCTACGGAAGCGCCGAAGCCGCGAGGGACGTCATCGTCCACTACGAGGTGAACTGGGCAAGCGACACTACCATGAAGACGCCCGAGCAGTACGAAGCCCTCACCGCGCCCGAAAAGAAGTACTGGGAGGCGATGTTCGGCTACAATAATGAGATCATCAGCTACTTCCGTACGCAGCTGGACTGGACCGCCGACAACAACAGACTCGATCAGATAACAGTGATCGCCAACGCATCGGTGAACAGCCTGGCCAGCTCTTTCGAAGTCGGAGAGAGGCTCTACCAGTACAACTACCTGAACGACGTGGCTGTCAAGTCCACCATCATCTCCGTGGACACGACGGTCGATTCCAACACCGTGCTATTCGGCTACACCAACTCTACTTTCAACGACGTCACGTTCTCCTCAGGAAATACCACCATCACCCTGAAGAGCACCGCAAAGCTGGTGCCGCGCGCCAGGTTCAGCGGCACCAACATTCCGGCTAATACGCAGATAGATCGAATCGTGGATGGAACTCGCGTCGAGCTGTCCGCTGCACCCACGGGCTCTCCGGCGTCCAACTCGACTTACACGTTCGCCAACCCCGCGTACGCGGAGCTTACCGTCCAGAAAGTCGACTTCTCAGACGTCATATTCGCCTCGACGTCCGATCGTGCGGCACCTAATTCTTTCTTCACGTACACCAGGCTGCTGACGAACGTGAGCGGTTCTTTCACCAGCGGGAACTCGGCCGTATCGGTGGCAGACACGTCGCTGTTCAGCAACGGACAGTTGATTCGAGTCATGAAAGACGACGAAGACTTCAGCACTGCCGTCATTTCTACCAATTCAACTCACCTGGTCATGAATACTTCGTCGACTTTCACCGGTACCGGCACGATCTACTACGGGGACTACCTGTACTACAACGACGACGAGAACTACCTGGTGGGTAGAAAGAACGGCGCGAACGTGACGGTCATCACGCACGATCGTCTCGACACCAACGCCGAAGTCGCCGACATACTCTCAGACAGCCGCTTCACCAACGAAGAGTTGAAGTACTGGAGCCCGGTCAACGCGTACGACAACGAAATAGAGTTGAACGAGAGGCGCAAGGAGATCTATGTCCTCGACGTCAATTTCATCGGCACACTAGACGACAACTTGGAAGCCCTGACGAAGAATGTCTGATCCAGTCGACATACTCAAGAGCGTGTCCGCGACGCTCAACGGTCGAGACCTGATAGAGCTCTCCGGCACGATATTCATCGCCGAGGACATCAACAGCACGTTTCCTAGGTCGATGATACAGATCGCTAGGGACTCCAGGTACGAGATGCAGGAAGCCCTCGCTGGTAACAAGCTGGCGATAACCGTCCAGCCGCAGAACGGCCCTGCCCTCAGCGTAAATCACGTCGTGCACTCCGCGAAGCCGATGATCCACGACGGCGGTAAGGGTCTGCACGGCAGCATCATGGGAATCGACGACGACTACTCCAAGTTCATCGAGAAGAGGGTGACCAAGGCCTGGGACAAGAAGAACACCGACGAGGTCTGCAAAGAGATCTACAAAGAGGTCGGCGGCAGCAAGAAAGTCGTGGTCAGCTCCGGGTTCAAGCAGGCGTCGTTCACCTCTCCGTCGCTCATGCCGAAGCAGACGATAGACAAGTGCTTGGCACTCAGTCAAGCCGGATCCAAGGGGTTCTTCTTCAATACTCACGAAAACGGCGGGACGGCGAACTTCAGGACCATGAAGGACATGGCCTCGAAGGGCGCCAAGAGGAGATTCACCTTCAACGCCGCTGGCGCGGCTGACCCCAGCACTCTCGGAGATCCGTCGGTCATATTCGACCTGACCTACGAGGGAAGTTCTGTCTCGTCTCAGAAGCAGACGAAGGCGCAGGGCGAGAGGTACAGCCCTCAGTTCGGCAAAGTCGAGAAGAACGATAGAGCGGGACAGGGTCTGTCGACACCGGGTCTCGGCGTCAAGGCCGGCGAAGCGCAGGTCGGATACAAGATACAGAATACCATCGAGCAGGAGCGCGACGAGAAGAGGCACAGCGACAGGGACCAGCAGAACCTCAACGAGTACAGCGCGAAGCTCAAGATCCTGGTACCAATCGCCACCGACCTGCACGCGGGAGACGTCATCGAAGTGAACAGCGGCAGCGCGACCTACTTCAGCGACGCGAGTCCGTCTAACGCAGCTTCCGGTAAGTGGCTCATCGTCGCCGTACTGCACACCGTTCACTTGGGTGGTAACGAGCAGGCGCCGGCCCACACCGGCAGAACTCTACTTCACTGCGTAGGAAAGCTTTCATAATGGATCCGATCAAGCTACAGGGCCAAGAAGTCTCGATCATGTTCTGCACGGTCGAGGACGTGAACGATCCCGAGCAGCTCAACAGGGTCAGGTGCAGGCTCCCGGTCCACGGGAACAAGAACCAGACTCCCACGAACATGCTGCCGCTGGCCAAGACGCTGTCACCCAGCATGGGAGTCGGACCGAATCAGGGAGGCGGCGGCGGTCAGGGTGGACTCAGCGTCGCCAACGGCGCCACCGTGATAGCGCTCGTCAACCACGACAACCACGAGGACATCACTATTCTGGGAGTCCTGCCCGATAACAGGGCCGGTAAAGAGATCATAGGCGCGTCGGCGGGAGGACAGTCGTCGATGGCCCTGGGAGGTCTCAGGGGAGGATCTACCGGCGGCAGGCACGAACCCCAGTCGGATATGACCAAGCTCCTGTTCAAGGAGGCTCCAGCCTCATTTCCCCAGATCAAGGGTAAATATCCGGACACCCACGTCAACGTCTCGAAGTCCGGTATGAGGAACATCCTCCACGACGTCGGCGGAGAGACCTACCAGGCCACTGTGCATCCCACCGGAACTTTCACCGAGATGCAGGCCGACGGCAACTACGTCACCTACACCGCGAAGGACAGGAAAGAGGCCATAGAGGGCACCTACACTGTCGGATCTGAGGGGAACCTCGTCATCGCCACGAACGGCAACCTTCAGCTCAAGGCCAAGGGAAACATCATCATCGAGGCCGAGGGTGACATGAGCGAGTTCGTCGCCAAGTCGAAGAGCACGACTGCCGGACAGAGCTACTCGGTTGGAGCCCACGACAGTGTCAGCATAATCGGCGGCAGCTCGGCCACCTACGGGTCGAAGTCCACGACCTACGTCTCGGGATCCACGGTCCAGCTCAACGACCCTGGAAGCAAGAGCAGCGTGACCGGGGCTCAGCTCAAGACGTCGAGCGACATCAAGGCCGGAATAGAGAACGGAGACAACGTCTAAGATGAGCATCATAAGACGAGCAGACAAGTACACGGTCAATAGCAGGCTTCAAGAGAAGTTCTCTGACATAGTGGGAACATTTGAAGAGAACCCCGCCACGGGAGACCTGTACAGGAACATCAACGACTTCGCCATTCGC